TCATAAACGAAAGGAGACTTAATGGACAATTACCAAAGATTCATTCATGTATCACGTTACGCTAGATACATACCAGAACTAAAAAGAAGAGAGAACTGGGATGAGACAGTTACTAGACTAACTGACTTTATCCGTAAACATCAACCAAAGCTAGGTAAAGATATAGATAGAATACATGATGCTGTATTAAAGCTAGAGGTCATGCCATCTATGAGACTACTTATGTCTGCTGGTGAAGCATGTGAAAGAGATAACATTGCAGCATATAATTGTAGTTACCTTGCAATGAATAACAAGAGAGCATTTTCAGAGTGCTTATATATCTTAATGAATGGTACAGGAGTAGGTTTTAGTTGTGAAAGACAAGAAATTGAAAAGCTACCAAAAGTGCCAGAGAGTGTTAATACTTGTGATGATACTATTGTTGTTGGCGACAGCAAACTTGGGTGGGCGAAAGCGTTTAAAAAACTTCTATCTAGTTTATGGGAGGGTGACATACCAACCATTGACTACACTCGTATTAGACCAGCCGGTGCTAGACTTAAAACGTTTGGTGGCAGAGCATCAGGCCCAGACCCATTAGAAAGACTATTTACTTTTGTAATTAATACCTTTCTTAACGCTAGAGGGCGTAAGCTAAACTCATTAGAAGTGCATGATATCACTTGTATGATTGGTGAGATTGTAGTAGTAGGTGGAGTTAGACGTTCAGCTCTTATCTCATTGTCTAATCTTAGTGACAAACGCATGAGAGAAGCTAAAGTTGGTAATTGGTTTGATGAAGACCAAACACCCTGGAGAAGAATTGCAAATAATTCAGTGGCTTATACTGAAACGCCAGACATTGAGACGTTTATTGATGAGTGGATTTCTCTCATTAAGTCTAAGTCTGGTGAACGTGGTATCTTTAACAGGGTTGCATCACAGAAACAAGCAGCTAAATGGGGTAGACGTGATGACTCTTTAAACTACGGGACAAATCCATGTTCGGAAATAATTTTGAGGGATAAGCAATTCTGTAACCTAACTGAAGTTGTTATTAGAGAGGAAGATACTAAGGAAACTTTACTAGAAAAGGTAAGGTTAGCAACCATACTAGGTACTTTCCAATCTACATTAGATAAGTTTCAGTTTCTATCTGCTGATTGGCATAAGAATACTACTGAAGAAAGATTGTTAGGCGTGTCATTAACAGGGATTATGGACAGTAAGATGATGGCTAACCCTGACCCTGTATTTTTAGAGCAAATGAGAGATGAAGCTAGAAAAACTAATGAGAAATATGCAAAGCTCCTAGATGTCCCTGTTTCTGCGGCTATCAGCTGCATTAAGCCAAGTGGTACCGTTTCTCAATTAACTAATGCATCCTCAGGCATTCATTCTAGGCATAGTCCTTATTATATAAGAACAGTGCGTACAGACAAGAAAGACTCTTTGTACACCTTCTTAAAGGATAAAGGAGTTCCTGTTGAGGATTGCTTAATGGATAAGTATAAGCAAACAGCAGTGTTTAGCTTTCCTATCAAATCTCCTAGAGGATGTATTACTAGGGATGATAGAACTGCACTAGAAGAGCTAGAGACATGGCTAACTTATCAACGCCATTGGTGTGAACATAAACCTTCTGTAACGATTAACGTTAGAGATCATGAATGGTTAGAGGTAGGAGCTTGGGTGTATAAGAACTTTGATGAAATATCAGGTATTAGTTTCTTACCACACTCAGACCACAGCTACCAACAAGCACCATATCAAGAGGTAGATAAGGAAACATTTAGACAGGCATTAAAAGAAACACCTCAGTTAATTGAGTTTGAAGAGTTGATTGAGGAGGATGATAACACAGAAGGAGCGCAAACATTGGCTTGTGTAGGCAGTAGCTGTGAAATCACCTAAAAATCGAACGCCAAAACTTACCAACTAACTCTTTGATTTTAAAGGGTTTTTTGGTATTGTTTTTAAATTCGATATTAGTAGTAGAAGGGGAAACATCAAGGATGACTTGCATAGCTCTCATCTGATCTTGTTTATTTTTTAATCGTTAAAAAGGATAAACATTATGTGGACAACACCAGTTGCGACTGAAATGCGTTTCGGTTTTGAAGTAACAATGTACGTTTGTAACAAGTAATTGTAAGACAGTCAAAGGATGCTACAAATCCGGATGCTTGCCTCCTGGAGATTACCAGGAGGGGCTAGTTAAAATTCAAAATATCGGTGGCTCTGCTTCCTTCTCCTGAGCAGTTTAAAAGCCACCACTTCATACAGGAACAATCATGGCAGCACCCAAAGGCAACAAAAACTCATCAAAAGAAAATAGAATCTGGGGCAAGATCGTTAAGAAGCTTGCAGTCCAAGAAGACTATGCCAAACTACATTCAGTAGCTAATGCTCTATATGAGAAAGCTGCATCTGGAGATATAGCTGCAATCAAAGAACTCGGAGACAGATTAGATGGAAAAGCAAGTCAAGAAATCACAGGAGACAGCGACCAACCAATCACAATCGTCGTTAAAACAGGTATTGACGAGTGAGAACGAAATTAGCACAGGCTATGAGCCTAGAGAACCTCAAAAAGAAATTCACAGAGCCGTTAAAGACAACAGGTGGACAGTGGCAGTCGCACATCGTAGGATGGGCAAAACAGTTGCAGCAATCAATCAGCTCATACATTCAGCACTTAAATGTGAGAAGAAAGATCCTCAGTTCGCATATATTGCGCCTACTTATGGCCAAGCAAAGCGTATCGCATGGAATTATTTGGTTGACTATACTCGTCCTCTTGGTGGCACTAGCAACGTAAGTGAACTTCGTGTTGATTTTATGGGAAGGCGTATTAGCCTTTATGGGGCTGACTCTCCTGATTCTATTAGGGGCATATATTTGGATGGGGTGGTCATTGACGAGATCGGTGACGTTCATCCTTCATTATTTACAGAAGTTATACGACCGGCTCTTTCGGACAGATTAGGGTGGGCATTATTTATTGGTACACCAAAGGGTGCTAACCACTTCAAAGAGTTAAGAGACTTTGCAGATGATGATGCTAACGATTCATGGACACTAAGAGAGTTTAAAGCAAGTGATACAGGCCTTATAGCACAAGAAGAATTAGATGATGCTCGTAAGGCTATGGGAGAGAACAAGTACCAACAAGAATTTGAAGTATCTTTTGATTCACCTATCGTAGGTAGTTATTATGGTGAGATGATAAAGGACTTAGATGGAAGAAACCACATAAGAGAACTCCAACCTGAAAGTGCCACTCAAAAGTGGACAGCTTGGGACTTGGGAGTATCTGATAGCACTTCAATATGGGTCTGCGAGACTCTAGGTGGTGAAATTAGATTAATGGACTACTATGAAAATCATGGTATGCCATTAGACCATTATATAGGATGGTTAGATGAGAAAGGATATAGAGATTATACTCATATCCTACCTCACGATGTAAACGTTAGAGAGCTACAAACAGGTAAGTCTAGGTATGAATTCCTAACAGAAGCCGGTCTTAACATTGAGGTTGCTGCAAAGCTATCAGTAGAGGATGGCATCATGGCAGTTCGTAAGATGTTACCTAACGCTTGGTTCAATAAGGAAACAACTAAGTTTGGCCTAGAGTGTCTTAGAAACTATAGAAGAGTCTTTAACGAGAAGCTTAACGTATACCAAGAGAAACCATTACACGATTGGTCATCTCACTGTGCAGATGCTTTTAGATATTTAGCTATAGGTATAGACACTAACAGCACAACAACAAGATCTAATTGGAATAAGCCATACGAATCAACATACGATGGAGAGAGCTACAAGAATCAATATTTATAGGAGAAAGCATGACAAATACAATCAAATGGATAAGCAGTCTCATTATCATCGTCAGTATGATACTCACTGCATCTAATATATACCCACTCAACATATTTCTAGCAGTACCAGCCACAATAGGATGGATATATGTCTCATTTATGTGGAAAGACAAAGCAATGATTAGCATGAACTTTGTTGCACTCACAATATATTTACTAGGAATAATAAACTTTATACATAAGTAAAACTTATCGATAAGTAAAACAAATCAATAACTTAGAGAAACAAACAATAATATGAAGATGACAGAAGAACAACTGAAAGCATTATTAGATAATTACATAGACGACAGCTATAGTAACTATCAAGATGTAGACAGAGACATAAAGAAAGCCACAGAATACTACTTAGGCAAACCCTTCGGAAACGAAGTGCCAGGTAAGTCATCAGTTGTTGACAGGTCAGTAGCCAGTGCTATAGATGGCGCACTACCACAACTCCTTAAAATCTTCACACAATCAGTAGACGTTGTAGAGTTCACACCACAGAACGATGGTGATGCCACAGTAGCAGAGAACGTTACACAATATGTCAATCACATATTCAACAAAGACAATCAGGGTGCAATTTTATTACACAATTGGTTTTGGGATGCCCTAGTCAATAAGGTAGGCATCGTTAAAGCTTATTGGGACGTTAAGCAAGATGCTAATGAAGAAGAATACTTTGAGCTAACACAAGACGAACTAGGCATGCTTATGGCTGCTGAAGACGTAGAGATCACAGAACAAGAAGAAGTACCAATCCCACAAGAACCTCAACCAGCACCACCTCAACCTGTTATGGACGAGATGGGTCAACCGGCAATGGATGAGCAAGGCCAACCACTACCACCACAACCACAGTTAGATGAGATGGGACAACCATTAATGATGGAAGTACCACCAATCATCTTATATAACGTTAAGATAAGAAAGACAGTAGACGCTAGTAGAGTTAAGATAGAGAACGTGCCTACTGCTGAGTTCATGATAGACAGACACGCAGACTGTATAGAAGATGCTAGGTTTGTTGCACAACGTAAGATGCTAACAAGATCAGACTTAGTTGCTATGGGATATGATAACAACATAGTAGCAGAGCTATCTACTGATGATGATGTAGGTATCAGAGGCAATGTTGACTATGATGACTTTAACGATGTAAACAACACAGACCCAAGCCAAGACCTCATCGCTTACTATGAAGTATACATAGACATTGGTGAAGAAGATGGTATGGCCAAGAAGCATAGAGTATGTTATGCAAGTAACACAATACTAAGTGATGAAGAAATTGATTACGTTCCTTTCTATTCACTCTGTCCATTCCCAATACCTCATTCATTCTATGGTCAGTCTATGGCAGACAGGACTATGGAGATTCAGTTTATCAAATCTACCATTACCCGACAAATGTTAGATAACCTATACCTCACTAACAATTCACGTGTTGGTGCGGTAGAAGGCCAAGTTAACCTAGACGATCTTCTTAACAGTACGGCTGGTGGCATCATAAGGCTCAAGAATCCTAATGCTATTGTTCCAATGCAAGTACAAAGCAGTGCAGCACAATCATTCCCTATGCTTGATTACCTAGATGGTGAACAGGCTAAAGCGACTGGTGTTAGTGATATGTCACAAGGCTTAGATGCTAATGTCTTACAAAATGTAAGTGCTACTGCAGTTGCTACGATGACAGCGCAATCACAAGGTAAGTTAGAGCTTATAGCTCGTATCTTTGCTGATACTGGTGTCAAAGACTTAATGAGAGGTATACTTCACCTGGTATGTAAATACCAAGATGAGCCTAGAGCATTAGCTATCAATGGTAAACCATTAGATATAGATCCAAGAGAGTGGGATAACTTATACAATGTCAACATTAACGTTGGTCTTGGTAACGGAACAGGCAATGAGAAGATTGCTATGTTACAAATGATATTAGGTAAACAAGAGATGATGATACAACAGTATGGCTTAGATAATCCTTTGGTTGATCTAAAGCAATACAGACAAACGTTAGCTAAATTTATAAATGCGTCAGGATACAGAGACGACTCACAATTTATTAAAGAGATAGACGATGCTAAGATGGCACAGGTCATGCAAGCAGATGCACAAGCAGATAAGACACCACCGGAAGTTAAAGCTGCACAAGCTATCGCCAAAGCAGAGACAGACAAAGCACAGATGAAAGCACAAACAGATGCAGCTGCTCAACAGTTAAAACAACAAGAGCTAATCATGAAAGCACAGATGGAACAACAAGAGCTAGAGTTAGATCGTAAGCAACAAGAGCTAGATAGTGCTAAAGAGTTACTCAAGATACAAACAGAGAGAGCTAAATTAGAAGCAGACATAGCATTGCATACTGCTGAACTAGCACAGAAAGCACAGGCTAACCAGGATAAAGTCTCTAACGAGGATATGCGCAATGTTTTAAGCGCAGTAGATAAGCTAGCTAAAGTAAATGCTTAAACTAGGAACTAAAGTAGATGACATGTTTAAAGCATGGACTAAAGCTGATGATGCTGCAAGAATAGAGGGTGTTAAGCGTTTAGGTTTACCAGAGAATAACACTGCATTAGACAGAGCTAATGCTATGGGTTTTAGTGATGAGACTTACTATCATGGAAGTGGCAGTTCTTTTGATGAGTTTGACCCAAGCTTTACAGGGTCTGGTGGTGTTGGTGAAAACTTTACTTGGCTTACTGATAGTCCAGAGGTAGCAAGTTCTTATGCAGAATATGCTCCTATAATGAACGCAAAAAACATTAAAGACAGTGCTAGAGTAAAGTATGGAAAAGGAAAGCCATACACTAGCGGAGACAAACATATACCAACAGATGAATTAAAAGAGCTTAATTTTAATATAGATAACCCAAGTGGTAGTCAAGTATATCCATTAAAAATAAAGCAAGGCAGTGGACAATCTTACGACATGGATGGTGAAGCTTATAGGTCAACAACTGAATGGGGAACATTACCAACCCCAGAAGAAACTTTTATTCAAGATTTTATGAGAGATAAGCTAAGTAAAGGAGCTAAAGATGACTATACAATTTTTAATTCTTTAGATGACCATATGAAACATGGTGCTGATATTAAACCAGCAAAGCATATAGCAGTTAATAACCAATCAATCATAAGAAGTCCATTAGCTCACTTTAATCCAAAGATGGCTGGTGTAGGAGCTGGAGCAATACTATCTGCTAATCTAATGGCTGATGAGTTAGACCTAGAACATAAACCTAAAGTAAGTGCATGGGATTCTCTAATGAATACAATCGGTGGTGTTAATCAACAACAAGCACAAGCATATGGTGATACAGGTGCTGGTACATTTAACTTAGCCGGTGATATTATGGCAGATCCATCTGTTGTTGCTGAACTAGGTATTAAAGGAATGAGAGGGACAGGGTTAGGAATGTTATTACAGTCTAATGAAGTGGGTGCAGCAGAAAAGCCTGACTTCTTCCAACAACTACAAAGACAAAGATGAAACTAGACGAGATCATAAACTCATGGGAGAATAGACCACAGGCATTTACTGGACAGAAGACAGATGTAGCTACGTTCATTGGCCCTAACTCTGCACAATGGAATAAGGGTATGTATGAAGAAGCATTAAGAATGGAACAAGAAGGTTATAGTCCTGAAGATATATGGGCTAAAACAATGAATGGCAGAAGAACTGGTGGTCAAATGATGCAAGAGATTGATGACTCAAAAGCTAAACTACAATCATGGGCAAAGCTAGAAGATAAAGTAAATAGAGATGATACTAATGAGTCTGGCAGTTTATGGGAGTATTTAAATCATGATGAGGTAAATAAAGCTTATCCTGGTATTGCTTTTAGTAAGTTTGATTTGGCTAAATCAAAAAGAAACGATAGTGGTGAAAGAGCAAGTCCTTTTGGTTCACATCAACCAGGTGGTTGGGGTGGTGATGGTGAAGGTGCAACAGGGTATGCTGGTATGAATACAGATGCTGTCAATGTAATACTTGAACAAATAGGTAGTGATGAAAAGATAACAGAAGATAAGCATTTTGATTTAGATGTTATGAATAAATGGTTAAGAGATAACAATTTAAGCCCTGATGCTAATGCTTTAAAAATGCACAATAATATGGCAATACCTAACCAAACATTATTTGGTGGTAGACACGCTAACGGACAGTTTAGATCAGACAAAGATATACTTAGCACAATATTACATGAGAACCAACATAGCATACAATCATTAGAGGATTGGGGTGGTGGAACAGGTAACGCTCCCTGGAAAGAATACTTGAGAAACAATAGAGATGTGTTTGACAAATCACAAGAAGGTTTATTGTGGAATGATGCTGATGGAAACCTAACCAGAACTGCTAGCGATTTAGATGATGGACATAGAGACTATCTATCTTATCTTTATCAACCAGTAGAAGCAGAAGCAAGACTAACAGAAACAAGAATGAATCTTAATGAAGACGAAAGAAGAAAATACTTTCCATTCAACAGACAATCAGAAGATAATCCATATGGGTATGATGTAGATCCTGTGATAATGAAAGGATTATTAGAAGCATTTAACAACAGATAGGAGATAACATGAAATCACAAGCAATCGCTAACATTCTTAACGATGATAGCTTTGTAGAAGCAATGGCAGACCTAAAGCAAATGCACATAGATATGTTATTGAACTCAGATGTAGAAGATTCACACGCTAGAGAGATATGTTATATGCGCATCTCTTGTTTAACAGAAATACTATCTCACCTAGAGTCAATAGCTTCAGATGAGAAGATAACTAAATCAAAATGGAAAATATAACATGGGACTACTTGACTACTTAAACAAAGGCTTTGATAACAGTGTAGGCCATCTTAACGAATTAAAAGATAGCTTTGTTAATCAACCTAAGATGTATGACCCTCATGCAAATGCAAGGGCGTTAATGGGTGGTACTCCTATGCAACAACAACCAGCTCAACCTGTTCTTAACAACTTAGTAGGTGAGGGAACTAATACCTTTGCAAATGAAAAAGGATCATACCCAACAGGTATGCTAGGTGAACAAGTAGACACAAGTATTGGCCCTAATATGGGACAGATAAACTCAACAGCACCAAGAGGTATGTTATCACCACAAGTAGATACAAGCATTGGGCCTAATATGAGTATGCCTAGACCAAGTCAGTTTACTCCAACAGATACAATGCAAAGCCCTTATGGTTCTAACCCATATCCTAATCAATTAGGTAATCCTAACGATGTTAATATACCACAAGAAAATCCATCAGGCCCATTCTCATGGATAAAAGACTTATTATCTCCTGATACAGCAAGTAAAGAAGATCTAATAAAGAATGGAGTAATACCTAACCCAGAGTTTTTTACAACACCTGAAACAATAACCAACCCAACAGAACGGGTAAGCATGTCTCCATTTGATAACCCTGATATGATGAAAGCTATTGCAATGCAAGAGTCTAGTAACAGACACACAGATGAAAATGGACAAATGATAACAAGTCCGGCTGGTGCAGTAGGTAAATATCAGATTATGCCTAGCACAGCAGCACAACCAGGCTTTGGATTAGAGCCATTAGACCTAGCAACTGCAACTGAAGCAGATCATGAAGAATTTAGTCGTAACTATCTTAATAAACTTAACGAAAGGTTTGGTAATCAACCTGATTTAACATTAGCAGCATATAACTATGGTGTAGGTAATGTAGAGAAGTTATTACAACAATATGGAGTTAAATGGAAAGAACATTTACCACAAGAAACTAGCAATTATCTCAAGAATTTTAATATGCTCTAAGCGATTATAATTGTTTAAGGTAGGGTAGTATACCCTAAATCAACACAGGGCGATTATGTGGCTAAAACGCTAAAAACAGCACTTTTACAGCCCCATTTTATGCACCTTTCAGAGCATACAAATAATTTGTCAAATGACAAAAACGAGCTATCGTTAAATAGCAATTAAAAGGAAGAAATTATGACCGAGCAAATCAACGACACTTCATCTGAAGTAGTTGAAACTCCAGATGCACAGGATGTTTTTACTACAATACTAGAGCATGAGGAATCAAACGATAACCCAAAGGCTGAAGTAGAAGAGGAAGAAACAGACGAGCAAGAAGATACTACAGAAGATGAAACTGAAGAAGAGGTAGAAGAGGAGTCGGAAGACGAACCAGACGATACCGAAGAAGAAGATGAATCTGAAGATGAGGTTGAGGTAGAAGAAAGAAAGACCTTTAGAGTAAAGGCTAACGGAACTGAGAAAGATGTAACTCTCGATGAATTAGTTAGTGGTTACCAAAAGGGCGAAGACTATACTCAAAAAAGCCAGAAACTTTCAGAAGATAGAAAGAAAGTAGAAGCTGAAGCTCACGCAGTATCAGAAGCTATGCAAATGAGAGAGCAATATGCTCAAAGACTAGGCCAAGTTCAAGCATTATTACAGAAAGAAGGTGATGATGGCGTAAACATGGAAGAGTTAAAAGAAAACGACCCAATACAATATGCAATTAAGGTTGCAGATAAGACAGAGAACAACAAAAAATTACAGTTGCTTCAGCAAGAACAGGATAGATTAGCTACCGCTCAACAACAACAAGTTGCACAGCATCAAGCTAAAGTAGTTCAGCATGAAGCACTTATGTTATCTGAAAAAGTAAAGGAATTTTCTGATCCAAAGAAAAGCGAGCAAGTCAAGAAAGACATTCGTGAATTTGGGAAAAGTGTAGGCTTCAGTGATGAAGAACTTGCACAGGTATACGATCACAGACATGTCATTGTAATGCAAAAAGCAGCACAATGGGATAAGCTACAAAAATCTAATCCAGGCGTTTCTAAGAAGCTTACAAAAGCTCCTAAGATGGCTAAGAAAGGTAATAAGATAGCAAAGACTGACGTATATCAAAAACAGAAAAAACGACTGAAGTCATCAGGAAGTATAGATGATGCCACTTCGGTATTCAAAAACTTTATTTAAAAGGAAACATAAACAATGGCAACTATGCTAACGTACGATACAGAGGGTAAACGCGAAGATTTACAAGACGCGATTTACGATATTTCACCAACAACAACTCCATTCATGTCAACTATTGGCAGAACTAAAGCTAAAGCGACATACCACGAATGGCAAACAGACAATCTGGCTGACGTAGACCCAACTAATGCACAATTAGAAGGGGCTGATGCAGTAGCACCAGCACTAGCAACAACAGAGAAAGTAGGTAACAGAACTCAAATCTCTGACAAAGTAGTGCAAGTGTCAACAACAGATGACGTAGTAGATAAAGCTGGTAGAACTACAGAAACAGCTTACCAACTAGCTAAGGCTTCATCAGAGCTAAAACGCGATATGGAAACTATTTTACTTTCTGACCAAGCACAATCTGCTGGTAACTCTACAACAGCTCGTACACTACAAGGTATGCAAGCTTGGGTTACAACTAACGATGTAACAGCAACAGGTACTGATGGCACTACAACATTTGCTGAGGACGACTTAAAAGGCGCAATGTTAGAAGCTTATGACCAAGGTGGCGAGCCATCAATGTTATTAGTATCACCTAAAAACAAGGTACAAGTATCTAGTTTTACTGGTATTGCTGAACAGCGTTATCAAGCTCCTAAATCTTCACCAACTACAATTATTGGTACTGCTGACGTATATTTGTCAGACTTTGGTACACTAAATGTAGTTCCTGATAGATTCTTAGACGATGCTTGTGCATTATTTGTTGACCCTTCAATGGCTTCAGTAGCTTACTTGAGACCTTTCAAGAAAACTAAACTAGCTAAGACTGGTGATTCAGAGAAGCACCTAATGAACGTTGAGTACACACTCGTTGTTAAAAACGAAAAAGCTCACGCTAAAGTATCAGGTATTGTGTAACAAGTAATAGCCCCTTCGGGGGCATTACCTTTAAGGGATAATATGAAGAAATTTACAGACCATCAGAATATGTCAACAGAAGTTGGAATAGATGATGAAGGAAATAGAAAGTTTAGAGTAGGTCAGGATGTGACTGAACTCATAGAACAAAACAAAAAAGAATACAATGAAACTAGCACCAAATGGTCAGATGAGCTATTTGGAAATAAAGTAGCTAGCATACCATTTACAGCGGTAGACATACTAAACAAACAGGGAGTTATGAAAGGATTTGAGATACTAGACCAAAAGCGTTTCTTCGCTTGGTTAAATGACCCTGAGAATTTGTTTTTCAGGACTAAAAAAGGACACCTATAAGATATGCCAGCATTTACCTCATATGATAATTTAAAGACTAACATAGCAAGTTACTTGGCTAGGACAGACCTAACTGAGCAGATACCTATGTTTATATCGTTAGCAGAGAAAAGACTTAATAGAGATTTAAGACTTAGACAGACTTTGCAACAATCTACATATTCAATGAGTAGTGGTTTTGTTGTGCCAACTCCAGCAGATTTCTTGGAAATGCAAGACATACACTTAGATGCTAACCCAGTAATACCTTTGACATTTCAAACAGTATCGCAATTCTATAGAAGAAATGGTGGCTCAAATGCACAAGGACAACCAGTAAACTATACATTAGTTGCAGATAACTTTGTATTAGCCCCACAACCAACTGGTGCTACAACAGTAAACATGACTTACTACAAGATACCACAACCAATGTCAGACACTAACCCTACTAACGAATACTTAGATGTATGCCCTGATTTAGTGTTATATGCTTCATTAGCAGAGTCAGCTCCATTCTTAATGGATGATCCTAGACTAGCTACATGGCAAGCATTATACGCAGAAGGATTGGCATCAATAACAAAATCAGACGAATCAAGTACGTTCCCAGCTCAACCCTTATCAATTCAAATTACAACATAGGACACACAAATGGATTTTACAAATTATTTAGCAAGTAAATTAGTCAAAGGAACAGTAGGTGGCTTTTCTTACCCAGCTCCAAGCAAAGTTTACTTAGCCTTACTTACTGAAGACCCAACAAAATCTGGATTTACTACTAACGAAGTAGACCAAGCATCTTACACAAGAAAAGAAGTAACATTTACTACTAGCGGACTTAATGGAGAATCTAGTAATGCTAATAAATTAGAATGGGCAACAGCAACAAGTAATTGGGGTAATGTTGGTTATGTAGGTGTTATGGATTCAGCAAGTGCTGGTTTCATGCTTTATTTCACAGCACTAGATAATGCTAAAGAGATTTTATCTGGCGACCAATTCATTATAAATGTAGACCAACTTAAATTAACCCTTACATAGGATAACAAATGGCAATTCAATTAAAAGACAGAGTATACACAAACTGTACTACAATAGGTAAGGCTGATATTCAGGTAGGAGCAACTAAAGAAGGCTATCAAGGTTGGGAAGCAATCACTGATGGTAGCACTGTTTATTACTGTATTACAGAGGATATAAATTGGGAAGTAGGATATGGTGTTAAGACAGGTGGAGAGATTGTAAGAAATCTATTATCTTCTAACACTGGAAGCTTACTTTCGTTAGATGGTAAAGCAAGTGTATTCTGTACCTATCCTTCTGAGAAAGCTGTATTCTTAAATGCTGATGACAATATATATTTTCCATCATCTAATGTAACTGCTAATAACTTTGTAGGCAAAGGCAATGGTATTACTAACATTAATGCTGATGCAAATAACCTAGCACCTGAAGCACCAACAGATGGTGAGACATATGCTCGTAATAATGCAACATGGGTAAGTATTGCTGGTAGCTCTGGCATACCTGATGCACCTGTTGATGGACTGATGTATGGTAGAAGAGATGGTGAATGGGACACTGTAGCTGATGCTAGTGATGTGTATACTAAAACAGAAACAAACACACTATTAGATGCAAAAGCTGATAAAGCAACAACTTATACTAAAACACAAACAAACACACTATTAGATAGCAAAGCCAATGTTGGTGATAGCTATACCAAAGCTGAAACTTACAACAACACTGAAATTGATAGTAAGTTATTTGAGAAAGCAGATAAAACTACTACTTACACTAAAGCTGAAATAGACTCACAACAACTAGAACAAGATGCTGAAATAACAGCTAACACAACAGACATTGAAACTAACACAGGTAACATATCTAGTAACACAACAGCTATTGGCACACTATCAGGACAAGTAGCTCAGAACTCAGAAGATATTGGAGAACTACAAGATAGCATCTTCTTTACTTCAGCTTACTCCGCTGACTATCCATCAGCCCCTAACAGAGACCCTGAGGATGGCAATATGTACTTACAGAATGTAGCTTTGTTTACATACTCTTATGCAGAAGCAACACAAATATTTGTTTCAAAGACTGATGAATCAGGCAATGTAAGACAATTTACAGCAGTTCAAGCTGGTGATTCTATTGTATTAAATCAAGTAGAAAGTCCTAATTACGGAAGATACGAGCTTGTTAGCATTGAAGATGTATCAGGTAGCTATGTTGTAATGAATGTTATTCCAAAGCTAGGTGAAGGAACAGTAATAGAAGGTGTTAAAATAGCATTTCAAGCATTTCCTAAACCAGGTACAGGTGATTCATACACTAAAGCTGAATCAGATGCTATTGACGATGCTCAAGATGTAAACATCTCAGCTAATACAACAGCAATTACAACAAAAGTAGGGGAAGCTCCTGTAGACGGTAAGCAGTATGGAAGAAAAGATGCTACATGGACAGAGGTAACAGGTGGTGGTACTTTAGATATAGATGCACTACCAGCATTACCAACAGAATTAAAAGGTACAGATTTATTTGTAACAGAAAGAACAGGAACTAATTATAAAGTAACTGCTGATGGGTTAAGTATTGGTGGAAGTGGTAGTTACACTCCAGAGCCTTTAGTGTGGGAAACTGTAACTGCTGATAGAGCAGTAAATACTGTTTATACAAACACTCAAGATGTTCCTCTTTATATTCAAACATATGTTTTACCATCTGGTGCTTCACAAATGGTTTTAGAATTAGATGGTTTAAGTGTAGGTGGTGCTGGTGGTTCAGGTGCTGGTGTAGTGAATGCACAATTATCTACATTAGTTCCTGTAGGAAGCACTTATGCAATAAAAGTTACTGCTGGAACAGGCTCAATACTTACATGGCAAGAAGCTCGTATGCCTGTAGCAGTAGGTGGTGGTTCAGGTTGGGAAGAAACAGTATTATATGATAATCCAACTGGAGCTTTAGACTTTTCTTTAAGTGAATCTTATGATAATTTTGATTATTTAAGGTTTGATTCTGTAAGAACAGACTCTCCTACTTTAAAAAGAAGTGATTTAATTCCAACAAGTGAGTGTGCTCGTGTATGTATATCAGGAGGTGCTGCTGCTTATATGTACCCAGAAAGTGTAGATAAAATTAACTATACAACAGCTGCGGGTCAATCAACATATATGGCTATATTTAGAGTTGTTGGTATTAACACAGGAGAGTAATTGATGGCAGATACAGACTTACTCGTAGTTAGTAGAGGTGGTGTTCAATATAAAATCACTCGTGGTGAATTAGATGCTTATCTAAAAGATGGCTATACAGTCGTTGATAGTATGTTATTTAATGGTACTAATGCTCAGATACAAAGACTCTTTAGTGCTGGTAACCTTCAAACTTGGACATGGAGCGGATGGGTCAAAAGAGGTAAATTAGGAACATCTCAAGCACTTTTACAGACTGCATCAAGTGGTGGTTTTGGAATTGGTGGGTTTATAACGTTTGATACTAACGATGCAATAGATTTTGACTTTGACTATGCTGGAGGTACTTATTGGAGACTTACAACTGCCCAAGTATTTAGAGACCCTTCAGCTTGGTATCACATTACAGTAGTAGCTAATACCACTAATGCAACTGCTTCTGACAGATTGGCTATATATATAAATGGTGAGAGAGTTACTGAGTTTACTAAGGAAACCTATCCGTCTTTAAATGCAAGTGGAACACTTAATACAGCATATTGGCATTACACAGGGAAATTTAATACAGGAACAAGTTGGCTTGATGGCTACCTATCAGAGTATAACTTCATAGATGGACAAGCACTAGAACCATCAGCCTTTGGTGAAACAGGAGCTTTTGGTGAATGGTTACCTAAGAAATACACAGGTACATATGGTACTAATGGATTCTATTTAGAAGCATTAGACAGTGCTGACCTAGGTAAAGATACATCAGGTAATGGTAATGATTGGATTAATACTAATGTTGTACAAGTAACAGATACACCTACAGATAACTATGCTACGTTGAATCCTTTGAATAGCAGTTCATCTAGTACTTTAAGTAATGGTAATCTTGATGTTATCTCTTCTACTTCTGCTTATAATGAACGAACAACTATTCAGTTACCTTTGAGCGGTAAATGGTATTTTGAAGCAACTATTACTCAAGTAGACCAATTTGTAGGAGTCCTAAAAGGAACAGTAGAAAATAATGTTTTGCCTTCTAACACTACAGATGGTTGGAGTTTCCTTTGTATAAACGGAAATAAAAGTAATAATGTAACACAAACAGCTTATGCTTCAGCGTGTTCTGTAGGACAGACTATAGGTACAGCTATAGATATGGACACTGGAGACCTAACTTTTTATAGGAACGGAGTATCTCTTGGGGTAGCTTTTACTATAACAGATACTTCTAATTTATTCTTTACAATAGGTCAAACTACTAATGCGTCAAGACAAAATGTAAGTAACTTTGGGCAAACACCATTTACCTACGCACCACCTACAGGCTTTAAAGCATTAAGCACAAAGAACTTACCCGGTGCAACAGTAGTTCCTAGTGAGAGCTTTAATACTATAACCTATAGTGGTGATGCAGAAACTTCTCGTGCTATTACTGGCGTTGGATTCCAACCTGACCTTACATGGATTAAAATGAGGTCAGGGACACATTCACATAATGTGATTGATAGTGTCCGAGGTGCAACAAAGGCTATTTTTACTAACACTAATGACCAAGAATATACCTATCCTAATGGACTGAAGTCATTTGACCCAGATGGATTTAGTGTTGGTGATTTAGCTGATGTAAATGCTATCAACTCTACATATGTAGGATGGAACTGGAAAGCTGGTACAACAGTAACTAACAATGATGGAACAATAGAGTCACAAGTAAGTACTAACCCAGAATCTGGGTTTAGTGTGGTAACATTTACAACTAACAACTTGGTAGGTGCTACAGTTGGTCATGGACTAGGTGTTGCTCCATCTATGATTATTATGAAGTACCGAGGTCTTGATGCAAACTGGGTTGTATACCATAAAGATATGTCTGCTTCACCGCAGAATAATTATTTAAATTTAAATACAACTAGCAGTATTGGTACATCAACAGACCCTTGGAATAACACTGCTCCAACAAGTTCTGTTATAACTATGGGTACAGGGGTTGGTTCAGCAAGTTCTACAAATTATGGTCTTTATACATCAGTAGCCTATTGCTTTGCAGATGTAGAAGGATACAGTAAGTTTGGCACTTATCAAGGCAATAGTAATGTTAATGGTACATTTGTATACACAGGGTTTAAACCAGCTTTTGTGCTGATAAAAAATGTAACTCAAGCAACAGATTGGATGATGTTTGATGACACAAGAAATCCTTATAATGCTACAGATAAATACCTTCAACCAAACATGGGAAGTGCAGAAGCTTCTGGTATTGGAGAGGGAGTAGATTTGGTTTCTAATGGATTTAAATTAAGAACAACAAATCCTACAGTAAATGGCAATACACATATATACATGGCATTTGCCGAACAACCATTTAAAAACGCTAACGCAAGGTAAAGGAATAATATGCTAGGATTTACAACATTTGCATCAGCACCTTTTGCATCTACAGGTAGTGGAGCAATCATTAGAGAAAAAGCAAGTTTTGTTGGTGAAGCTATACTTCAAGCTAATGCTAACGCTAAATGGCTTGATGGTGGTAACATAGTAGGTGAAGCAATATTAACAACAGACGGCACTATTGCTGGAAGTGGGTGGACAAGGATTAACCCTGACACACCTGAGTGGGACATGACCCAATCACAAGATTGGAATCAAATTAAATAACTAGAGGAAATAATTATGCACATAGTAGCAATAATAGCTTTATTAGGTGGTATGGGATACGGATTTGAGAATGACTGGAAGATAGCGAAAGGCTATAAGTCAATGCAAGAATGCCAAGAAGCTCATCCACACACTCCCAATACAATGACATCTTGGTCATATAATGAATGTAATCTTGTAGCTTACAAACTTCAAAACAAATAAGGTATAACAATGTCAAAAGAAAAAATCAGTCAATGGGACGTTAATCCAGCTAACAATACCGATGTTGGTGGAATTAATATCGCTGAAAATTGTCCTCCTTCAAATATCAATAATGCAATTAGAGAAGTGATGAGTCAAGTTAAAGAGTTCCAAAATGGCTCTAGTGGCGATGCTACTACTATTGATGGTGTATTAACTGTTAATGGCGATGCTACATTTAACGGAAACACAATAGCCGTAACTCAATCAGCTGGTAGTAACTCAAGAAAGTTAGCAACAACTGCTTATGTTGACAGAGAGGTAGGAACATTAGGAACTATATCAACCCAGGATGCTAATGCAGTTGCTATAACAGGTGGTATTATTAATGGCACAACAAAGACTGGTCAATTTGATGAGATTGAAATGGCTAAGATTGGTACTAATGCTATTGGTAAGAAAACAGTGTCTTCTTTATCACCTTCTGGCGGAGTTGATGGAGACATATGGTACAAAGTTTAAATGGCTGGTATTTATGTAAATGATGAAGGCACTTGGAAGCTTCCTAAGTCTATTTGGATAAACCAATTGGGCACTTGGCGTGTATGTAAGAATGTATATGTCAACTCAGGTGGTGCTTGGAAAGAACTCATTAAGACAGTTGACTTAATAGATAGTCAAAACAACTTTAACTTATATGAGTATTTAGGTAGTCCAACGGAAGCATTGTCTGTTATATTTAACATACCAGCGGAAGCGGTTATTTCATCTTATGATGCGCCACGTACTTACAACATACCAGCAAGAACCAACGCTTTCACAGTCGGTAACTTCCCGTCTGGTTCAACTGTGCTCATTAACAACAATGGCTACATATCAGGTGGTGGTGGATTTGGTGGATCAGGCGCTGGAAAACAATCTAATGGTATTTATAATACACAGATTCCTGGAGCTAGAGGTGGTGATGGTAGTTATGGAATTGTAAAAGGCAGTTCTAATAGCTTTGATATAACTATTGTTAACACAGGCACTATTGCTGGTGGTGGCGGTGGAGGAGGTGGAGCTGGTAGAATTGATGGAGGTGGTATTTCTACAAGTTATATCCCTGGAGCTAATGGTGGTTATGGGGCTGGTATTACTGGCTATTCTGATTCAATAGGTCAGTTAGGCACAAAAAGCCCATCTTTTAACCCAAAAATAAGTGGTAACGGAGGTAATTGTGGTCAAAATGGCACTGCTGGTGGTGGTTCAGGTAGCACAGCATATGGTGGTGGACCTGGTGGGTTAGGCAAATTTGCTATTAATACAGATGGTATAGATATAGCGGTTTCTGGAACAATTTTAGGTGGAGTAGGTTAATGACAATGAAACGAATTTCGATGGGAGAGTGGACACCAGATCTTCCCGGCACAACAGGAACAGAAACTAACAACTTAGCTGATGCACGTAATGTGTACCCTAACAATGTAGGGTATAGTCCTTTTCCTACAACAGTTTTGGTATCCCCATTAGCAGACCAAGACTTAACTGCTGTATACTCTGGTAAAGACTCAGCATTAGTACAAACATTTGCTGGTAGTGACCAAAAGCTATACAACATATATAGCACTGGCTCTCCTGTATCAAGAAGAGCAATTACCTACTCTGGTGACTTCGTTATTGATGATGCTAGTAGAGAGTCATCACCATATAGTATATCTCCAGAAGCATGGCACTTTGAGCAATTTGGTAAGAGAGTGTTGGCTTGTAAGAATAATAATATAATACAAGAATGGACAATGGGTGAGTCTGTTAAGTTTAAAGATTTAAATGAAGCTCCAACTGCAAAGTGCATGAGTATTGTGAGAGACTTTGTGGTGGCTGGTAACATTGACTCTGGTGATGCTCCAAACTTAGTAAAATGGAGTGATTTAAATAACGAAGAGAATTGGGAATCAGGTCCACAGTCACAGGCTGACTCTCAATATATTGCAGATGGTGGTGCAATTGTCAACATAACAGGTGGTGAAATAGGTATTATCTTTTTAGAAAATGCAGTCTATAGGATGTCATATGTAGGCTCACCTTTATTCTTTCAGTTTGATAAAATATCTACTGTTGGTTGTTTTGAAGGTAAGAGCTGTATTGAGGATAACGGAATAAGTTACTTCTTATCTAATGATGGTTTTTATCAGACTGATGGTAATACTGTAACAGCTATAGGTACAAATAAAGTAGACGAGTTTTTTCTAGCTAATGCTAATTTACAAGAATTGGTTACTATGTCGACAACAGTACACCCTATCTATAAATTAGTAATATGGAATTATTCAGATAACTTTGGTAAAAGACAAAACTTAATCTACCACATAGAGTCAGGTAGGTGGTCAAGAACAGAAACGCTAGCAACTAGTGTAGGCAATATAGCTACAATGGGAACTGACTTAGAAAAGCTAGGTGTATTATATCCTAAGCTTGACAAAGATGTACCAGCACCATTGGACGATAGGGTATGGATGGGTGGTAAGTATGTATTTGCTGGAACTCAAGGTAAACAAATGGTTTCATTTACAGGTGTTTGTGCAGACCCTAGACTAGAAACATTAGACATTGAGGTTGGCTATCAGTCAGTTATTACTCAAGCTAGACCTATTATTGATAATGGACAAGCTAACATTTCAGTTGCATCAAGACAAGCATTAGACGATACAATCGAATTTGGTCCTGTATCTGTACCTTATGAAAATAGAAACAATTTAAGATCAGGTGGTAGATACCATAGAGTTAGAGTAGAACCTGTAGGTGAAAACTGGACAACAGCTATTGCTACTGACTTAGATATTAACCCTAGCGGACAGAGATAATGTATAAAAAGCTAAGTAACACAGCAACACAAAGAGAAACAGCAGAAGTTGTTAATAGAATCTTAGATGGTGGTATTAATAGCATTGGTGAGATAAGATTGTATCCAGGTTCTAATGAGTTATTAAATGAAAGACTTGGATATGATTCAATTATCTTATTTAGTGCTAAAAATGCTGGAGCTTTCTTACCATATACATTAAGCAGAGAGAAAGGTAGGGCAAGTATTGGTTATGACGGAGAAAACAACTCCGACTTTTATTATGTTATATTTGGCTAAAAATTATATAGGAGCAAGGATGAAACTAAAGTTATTTGCAGTACCCACACATTTAATACAGAATTGGTGGGATAAAGCAGAACCACAGATTTCCAAAGCATTTGAAAAAGGAAGTGACGAGGTACGTCCAGACGAATTAAGGATGCAAGTAGCACAAGGTCAACAACAGTTATTAATGGGAATGAACCCTGAAACTAACGAATGCCATTGTGCATGGACTGTACAAAGTATTATGTATTGTAGAGAAAAAGTTGCTTATATAACATATATTGGTGGCAGAGACACAAGGCATGTTTGGGATGAGTTTTTAGAGTGGTGTAAATTAACAGGACACACAAAAGTACAAGGCAGCGTTAGAGACGAATCAATAATGAAACTATGGGATAAGTTATACGGAATGAAAAAGAAATACACAACAATGGAATATTCAATTAACCAAAAGGAACAAAAATGATTATCAGCATGAAAATTAAATTATATAACTGGCTAGCCAAAGACTTAGGTAAGCTAGGTCGAGAGGGTGATACAGAGCTTGCTCATGTCAATCCTTTTGAACAAAAGCTACTTAAAGCTGTTGGCGGGTCAGGCACTATTAACCCCATCACAAACTTAAAAGAGTTTAAAGGTGGCGGTGGTGGCCAAAGCCAATCATCTTCTAACGAAATTGACCCTATGTTAAAACCTTACATTTCATATGGTTTAGATGAAGCTAAAGACTTATATAATAATGGCGCACCTGAATATTTTGCTGGTAACACTTATTTAGGGCCAAACCAAGCTCAACAAGATGCAATGGCTATGATGACTAACCAAGCAAACGCTGGTAGTAATGTACTAACAAACTCTTCTGCATTGGCTAATCAAACATTAAATGGTGATTTCCTAAACTCTGGCAATCCTTATCTTGCACAAGCAACACAAGCTGGAGCTGATGTAGCTACAGACCAATACAATAAAGCAATGCAAAATACAAACAGTCAGGCTTCACTTTCTGGAAGATATGGCAGTAATGCTCATGCAAATCTTGCAAGTGATAACTCACAGAATCTAGCTAACGCATTAACTAATCAAGCTGGAACTATGGCCTATAACAATTACAACGCAGAACGTCAAAACCAAATGAATGTAATGGGAAATGCTCAGAATATAGCTGGTAATGATTATTATGGTGCTAATCAATTGATGAATGCTGGTAATCAACAAGCTGGATTCGATCAAGCTAAGTTAGACTCTGAGATTGCTCGACACGACTATGGTCAGAACGCACAACAAATGCACTTAAACAACTATCTCACTGCTGCTTATGGCGCACCAGGTGGTTCTCAAACAACAACAACTTCAAGTGGGGGTGGTAAATAATGGCTTCAGGAATGTTAATGGGTGCCGGTTTAGGTGCAGCAACAAGCATGGCTACAGGGCAAGACCCACTTAAAGGTGCTGCAATTGGCGGTGCAATGGGTGGTATAGGTGGTGCAATGAGTTCAGCTCCAACAGCCGGAAGTGCCGCATCACAACAATTTGCTCAAGGTGGTTTTGTCAACCCAGCTTTAACAAGCGGAGCGGCCGGAAATGCTGCTTACTCAGGAGCTACATCAATGATGACAAATCCAGGTTTAACTGAAACTGCTAGTTCTGGTATGTTTGGTGGGTTAGGTGATGTAGCATCAAATGCTATGGATGGCTTTACAGATATGACTGGCATGACAGGACAAGATCTAGGTGGTATGGCATTTAATAAAGGTGTAAGTGCTTTATCTCAACCTCCACAGCAACAACCTCAATTAAATGTACCACAAGCAAGTATATCAAGACCTCAATTCCAACCTGGGATGCAAGGTGGTGGTATGCTAACTTCTAATCCAATGCAAAGAAAAAGACAAGGACTCTTATAATATGAAATTCTTAAATGATATTGCTGGTTCTGGACTAAATGTTTTTGGAGCTGGTGGAAACGGGACAACTAAACAACTAGAAGAATTAGGATTACTTGCTCCTGGTGCAAAAGAAAAGGCGCAAAGTCAATCATTAATGAGGGGTTTGTTAGGGTCTGTGATATCTTATGCAGCTCAACCTAAGAATCAAGGATATGGCTCTGGAATACCTTATATAGCTAAAGGATTGCAACAGGGTATGATTGAAGCTCAAAAGCCATTTGACTCACTTAATACAACTGCTATGCAAAATCAAAAGATTAAAGCATACAAAGATGAGCAAA